GTTTACAGTTAAGGCCAAAACATTCAGGATAATACCTATATCCAACGCGTCTTGATCTGAGATAGTGTCATTAAAAGGTGTAGTATATGAAGATAGAATCCTCTTTACACGGTAAGGTACATCCAAATCTCCACCAGATCTAAAAATCCAAACTTCATTTGCAGTACCAGATACGTTAACTGGTGTAATAGTTGCATACTGCGCCGCAAGTGTAACTGTAGCTACTGGACTAGGCGCGGATTTAGTTTGATATTTTCCATTGGTAAATACATTAACTTGATAATAGTTATAAGTTCCTGTGTTTACTCCTGCCGCTCCAACTACTGCCGCAGGAGCAGCCGGTGTAGCTACTCCTACATCAGTTGCAGTTGTACCATTATCTCTAATTCGTTTATTTCCTGAAAAAGCAAAAACATAATCAAATGCATATCCAAACGCAGTTCGTGAAGTTGATCCACTTGATCCTATATTTGTATTAGCACGGAAGATATTACCACTAGTATCTCCAGAATACGTATATAATGTCGATCCTAAGAACTTTGAATATATCGTATGTAGATTATTCGAAAATCCAGTAAAGAGGCTTTTCCATCCACCCGTCATGGATAACTCACCGTTCACGTCAGCTTCTAACGCAGACATACAAAGTAATCCGCGTGATGCATTAAATGAATCACTAGGAGTCCAGCCTGCGGCGAAATTTGGATATCTAAATGTCTTCATTACCAATCCAATTCATCAGTGCTAATACCAAATTGATTAGCTTGTGACGTAGATCCAGATGCGCTATTAACCGTTTGTGGCAATATCGGCGGGGGCGGAGTATATCCATATGGCCTAGAAGACGAGTCACTGGCAATAAGATTTCTAGGTTTGTTATTCATGTCATCCATTAATTCATCAAAGAATGATTCCATTTCAGTATATTTGTCATTCCAGAACTTTACAGTCTTTAAACTTTGTCCCGTGCCATCTATCGCATAACATCGTTTACTGGCATACATGGTCTTAAGTTTATCCATGAAATATGCAGGAGCACGTAGAGTTGAACTTGTAAAATCTGGAGATCTGAAATACTCAATAATCAAACCTGCGTTAATACTTGGTCCCCATAATGCACTATATCCTGAAATAGCCGCTACACTTAATGAAGGTACAGGAAAGAACTTAATTTGATACGCTCCATTAGATGTAGGAACTGTATTTATAATATACCAGTAAGGTCTTGATTGTTGCGTCCCACTTAAAAAAGCCGCACGTAATTGCCTATGTTCAAGCGGGAACACTTCCCAACCTAAATAGGTTACACGCTTAATTGACTGAATATAATCAGGTAAAACATATTCAGCCGTTCCAGCAACTAAAGCTAACGAAGTTCTACTTACAATGCAATTACGTTGTAATACAAACTTAGTTTCGGCTTCTTGTTGAAACCGTGTTATTTGTGCACCTGAAAAGTTAAATAAATGTGCTGTTCCCATGTTTCCTTTTAAGCTAACATCAGTAAATCTGCTTTAGCGATATTTTTAGATCTATATTGTAGTGCATATACACCCTTATCAAAGTTCTGTTCTCCTTCAGCTATTCCCCAGAACTCAGCCCACCATATAGAAGATTTATTTAGTTCCTGCGCGTCAGCAAGTAAAGAATACATAGCCCAATACTTAATTAAAGGATGAAAATCTACTGGAAATAAAGGAGAATCAGATGTAACAATTGTCGGTGCTTTAGCCGCGTAATACATATCAAAATTAAGTGTAGCATTCTGAGTCCATCCTAAAACTAACATTTCAGGATAAGACGGCATAAGATTTACTGCGCCAGTAAGAGTACCAACATACATATTTGCAGCAGTTAAAGCTTGTTGTATTGTTAATCTAGTAGCAGCTAATTCAGCCGTAACTAATGCAGTATAGTCTGCTTGATTCAATCCTCCGGTATAAGTCCAACCTGTAGCAAGAGTAGGAGTCAATGGTTTCGGAACTAAAGCTATTCGTCTACCATCATTACACGGTGCCCACCATACAGGAGAACCAGACCAGTTTTCCCAGTCTATTCTATCTTTTTGAAAGTCTCGTATTGTCTTATCATCTAAAAGCCATAGATGTGTAGTGTTATTAAATATAGCAAGAGGAGTAAGGAAATCTGAAACATAGATACTAGGAAAATGATCTGTAGCGTTATCCGTGAAATCATAGTAGTTATAGTTACCCATGAAAGCTAGGACTACCTTCTTAACTATACACATAGTAATAGCAGCAATTAGATCATATCCATCTTGCATTGCTGCCGTAACATCGGCTGAAGTATAATACGTCGCAGAGGATGTATCTGCTAATTCATCTAAGATTTCAGTAGATAATGTACTAAATGTACTCATTTATTAAATACTTCTTTTTTGTATAACTCAACTCTTGTTGGTGGATTTATACCTTTAGAACAAGCTATAAATGTACTCCATCCTTCTTCATGTTCTGATGTGTGTTTTATATCTACGAATCCATAAGATCGAAGATAGTTAATTACTTCAGGAGTCCGCATTGGAACGACATGATAGTCTCCTGGCCAAGATTGTCTCCCAAATAAAGTCATTCGCCAGTAATCCCGTGCGCCCATATAGTTTTCAATAAAGTACTTGGCACAAATTTCAAACTCAGGATATGCAAGAATCAATTTACCTTCAGGTTCTAATACTCTACGAAATTCATCAAACAATGCAGGCCAATATTTTTGTTCGATATGTTCAATGACATGCATTGCATAAACAGTACTAAAATGATCCTTTTCAAAAGGTAAATTACCTTTACGAATATCACAAACCACATCGGGTTTAACTGTACCTTTGGCATCAACATCTACGTTAATACAGTCAGGAAGTTTAGTCTCACCACATCCGTAATTTAACTTATGTCCCATAAAACTAACCCATCTTTGCAAGACAACGTTCAATATGACTTATATTTCGTTCACCGGCGTCTATAACAGTTTCTTTGTAAAACTCTTGCATTTTATGTCTAGATCCCCATTCAATAGGTTCTGGATTTAAAAGATGACCGCATGGAACATCAGTATGCAAGTAAATCTCAGGATTAGGCGTAAGTTCAAGTGTCTTTAAACAGAAATAAACATCTTCAGTATGATTTACTCCTGTTATAAAGAAAGGAGGTTCCATTGCTTTTAAAACATCCGTCTTAATTAAGCAACATGAGAATCCTACTGCACCGACTTTAACTAAGGTTTGTAACTTAGACGCCCGACAAGATTCGCAAGAAAGATCATATTTAGTATGTGCATTTGCACATTCTTTTTCTAATGGAAGATCGTTATAAAAAGTAAGTGCCTCTGGTCCGATGAATTTAAAAGCCATGTTATTAAAAGGGTATCCTCTAATAACAACTAAGCCAGCAACAATATCTTTATCCGCTGCAATTAACTTCTCAAGAGCGGTTGCAGGAACTAAAACATCATCATCTATGAACATTAAATAATCAGAATCTGATTCTAATGCAAGTTTAGCTGCATTATTTCGCGCCGTGTCAATCGACATTCTTGGAGGTGTAAAAAAGTTCCATTGAATACCTGGAAACTTTTTAGTCGCCTGAACAAAGAAATGGACATGATTAGGGTAAATAAAAGGACTAATAGAAGAAAGTGTATTGACAAGAACTGTAATCTTCATAAAATTTCCTTAGTTAAAAGTTTAAAAAAAGGAGAGAGGAATAAATCCTCCCTCCTCCTAGTTAGGATACTTTACATCGAACGTAAAAACACTTTACGAACTGAAGTCCAAATCGTCTGCGATTGTGGACCTAAACTAGATGCTTGTGTATCGGTAGAAGCAAATGTTTCTGCTAAACGTGCAGCAAAAGCATTTGCAGGACCAATTAATGAGAATTGTCCTGAACTTGAAGCAGCTCCAGTATATGTACCAGACATACTTAATCCAGCTCTGATTAATGCCTGATCTCCACTTTCTGCTGAGATACCTGTACCAGAACCAATCGTCATTAACTCACAAATAGAACCTGCGGCAATACTTGCCCATGTAGCATTTGTAGCTGTACGTGTAGTCAGTACTGTACGTGCAATGGCATTATACCCAAATACCTGAGCTTCACCATATGCATTAACAGCAATATCTGACAATGCAATTCCAAAGAAATTTGCATGCTCAACTAAGGCAAGAGAGTTGCTTGTTTTGACTTGTGCGCCTTTTTCAGTAGTTGCTCCAAAATCTAAGATAACTGGAGCACCATTTTTGAGTACTACTGTATCATTATTCTTAATGACCACAGCGCCAATATCGTATTTGTTTCCTGCATATTTAAATCTCATATAAGTTTATCTCCTTAATTAATGTTGATTTTTCTCTCAACTATGAGATTAATTAGCGGTCATTGTTCTAGCAATATGGCCTAGAACACCTTGTTTACGACGATTATTGCATGTTAAATTACCCATCCATGCAACGTGACCAACGCGACTATCTCCGTTAATAGGCTTAGCGAATTTCTTTCCGCTTTCGTCTTCTAACATTTCCCAATCGCGGTCGGGATGATAACGAAGCTTGAAGAACTTCGTATTAAGAAGTATAGCTGAGCCGTAGGTTAAACCAGAACTTAAACCACCGACGTTCTGGGATGTAGGAGCAAGGTTACTATAATAGTCAGGAACCTTATCATCCATAACGACAAGCGCATTCTTAAATTTCTTGGCTTCAAACGGGAAATCCGTTGGTGCATCTCCAGGCATAATACGATATCGGAAGAAGAAGGCCATAACGAATAATTCGTATGACACTTGATCCATCAATATCAAATTAGGCGGACCACCGGAACCAAGCGCGGTTTGATTATAGATATTCTCTAATTCGAGAATAAATGTAACATAATCATTTGCAGCACTTTGCTTGGTACGATTACGCCACCAACTATTTGCTGCCGTAGATTGGTCAATATTACCAACCGTAGGATCTGTAGATGAGGTAGGATCGAATCTAACAAACTCACTTAATGGTTCAATGTTGTTAGATCCGTTAACTGAGGATACTTTGGGGTCCCAAAGATCACCACCGTTTACAGAATTTCCCCAACTTAATGACTGAGCAAATCCTTCCTGAATTCCCATCTCAGATTGCTTAATACGTGTCTTAACGATATCAACAATACGATGTTGATTTAAGATAACTTCACGCATATTGTAAACAATAGGTGAAGCTAACTGACGCCATTGATACACAGCATCAGTTACACCGTCCGTGGGTAATGTGGATAATTCGTCATATCCATCATATGAATCACTCGGCGCCAATGCATACATCAATGGTTCCTGAATCCAAGAACCTCCGTCTGCACTTTCATACGCATCACCTTTTAAAATTTCAGCAAGGAATGAATTCGTAGCGCCAATATTGTCTGTTAATTCCTTCCGATAATTCGCAACGGATAAACCGAATACACTATCCATGTATTGCGAAATATTAGAAGGATTAGAAGTATTACCGAATGTAATTGTACTCATTTTTCGTTAGCTAATGTATCTATCGCAGACTGAACTGCTGCGTTTAACCCTTTGCCATGTGACGGCTTAATTTGTACTTTAACTTCAGCCGCACGTTCTGATCCCACGCGGGATCCGACATCATTTCTAGATTTTTCAATCTTTTTCTCTTTTGCTTCTTTAGTTTCTTTGGTTTCAGCTTTACCAGAAACTTTTTTTAATTCAATATCCTTACGGTCGGCAGCAATTAATAAACAAGAATTGAAATATGCTTCATGCGACATCTTTCCTGTTGGTTTAAACTCATCCATAACTTTAAGGACTTCTTCCTGAAGTTCAGAAGAATTGTCATATTTAGCAAATGCAGCGTCATAACCAATCTTGATTTGATCTTTGACTTCGCGTTCTTCTCTTGTTTTTACAGTCTCTCTAAGATCCTTTGTTTCTTCCGCAACCATTTGCTTTAAAGCTTTTTCAAGTATCGGAGCTAACTTCTCTGAAAGGAAATCATATTCACCAAGCCCACCTTTAAGAAGGTCTAATAGAGATTCCTTAGCTTCCTTAACTTCAGCCTTAGTTTCTATCTTCTCTAACTTTAATCCTGCGGCTCTAGCTAATGCCTCTAATCCGGCGCGCTGAACATCGGCATTAGGACTTGAAAGAACTTTAAAAAGTTGTTTTGCCGCGGCTAATTTTTCTGGATCTAATTCGTCTTCTTCTTTTTTTTCTTCTTTTTTAACTTCTTCTTTTACTTCTTTCTTCTCTTCCTTTTTCTCTTCTTTTACTTCTTCTTTTTTCTCGTCTTTAACTTCATCTTCTTTAATTTCAAGTTTCATCTCTTTTGCAGCTGTAATAGCAGCAGCTTCGATAGATTTTGTAAGACTTGCTTCTTTACTTTCGCCAGAACCTTCAACTGGACTACGATATAATCCTAGTAACATATGAATCTCCTTAATTAGTTGCTTGCTGCTTCTTTAAACTTTGGAACATTTTATTAACAGAAATGGATTTCTTACCTTCATTCAAGACAGATTTCTTTTTTTTCTTGTCGTCGGAATCTTTAGATGTAGTTTTGTTTTTACTTTCATCTTTGGGTTTAGGTGTTTTACTAAACTCAGGTTTCGCTTTAATGTTTTTAAATCTAATCATTTTACACCTGTCCATTCAATTGACTTTGAATTGCTTCCTGTGATGCGGGCGCCGCGTTTCTAACTGAATTCTGAGCTGCACCGTTATCACCATTCTTTTGTTTTCCACCTTGCTGCATTGATCCAATTACTTGTTGCATCACCATCTTAGCCATTGCAGCTTTCATCGCTTCACCAATTACCTTTTCATTACGATAACCTAACCTAAAAGCTGTTTCACGAATTAAAGTAGGCGACATAGCTAACATTGGATTCATTTCAAGCATTTGAATAAACGTAACAAACTTCTGGAAATCTTCTTGCATCTTTTGAGGTGAAGCATTGATAGGATTAATATCGACATCAATGTCAAAGCCATCATTCAACTGTTGCGTCGTTATATATTTAAAGATAGCATTGTTTGCTGGATTAATTGCATTCTTGAAAACATCGCCCGGATTCAATTCCGACCTAACCCATATTCCTTCATTAAAGTTTTCTTGTGCAGATAACAACGCAAGTCTACCAATTTGCTTATAGAACTTCGTAAATTCAACCTGTTCAACAGACTCGATAATCTGTGATTTCATCGCGGATATCTTACTTTGTGTCGCCGTAGTACGATCCGCTTGAACAGTTGACATATCACTAGATGACCCACTTACGATATTAAAATCATCTCGTCCTGCTGTTAATGCATCTACAATAGAAATACCAATCTCAGGATTACCAATAGCTGTAAGAGTAGAATTAGGCGTCTTCATTTTAATAACTTCGCCATCTATCTCTGTTTTAAACTTCTCTATTTCTTCTTGGTCAAATCCGTGATACATGAACTTCCGCGTAAATCGTCTACGATAATTACGCATTTGTTCCCGAGCTTGATTAATTTCATCTTGCGGTGCAAGCCATTGATAGACTGGTGGAACAGGATACCATCCGTCGAATCTGAGATCATGTCTATGGGTGGCAAAGGGTAAGTATTCATATCCTCCATCTTTCTCGTTTGTCCATATAACTTGATATGAAGGTTCAATAACCAAGAGTCTAACCCTGCACTCATTATCCCAGATGTGCCAGACCTTACATACCTCTCCACGTTTAAGCGCCTCTTGAATATCCTTTGAATCTGATGATGCTCTATTATTAGACTGATCTAATTTAGCATTTACATATTCAGAAGTCATTCCATAACTTGATACTTCAAAATCATCGGGTAAAGTTATTCCTTTATTATTCCGAAGTACTGATTTATAAATGTAAGAATAATAACCACACCAAGAGCAATTAGACAAGCGAGTATCATCTGATACACTGACACGGAAACGTGATGGTTTAATACGTTTAAAATATATTCTTTCATTTTCAGGTAAGTCCAGTTCTTCTACGACTTTGTCCTTTTCAAGAATAGTCTTGTCATCAAAATGAGATTTAGTAACAGGAGGAGTCTTAGCAGGATTTCTCCAATCAGCAGCATAGCCTATCTCCATTATTCCAAAGCGCGTAAAAGAATCTTGAGCACAAAGTTTAATTGATTCATTAAATCCATTTTCCCGATTTTCACGCGCAATAATTTCATTTAGAAAATCTTGTTTAGTTCCCGCGCTCTGCATTGCAAATTCAGGATTATTCCCGTAGTTGCCAGGACGCGGAGTCAAATTATACTCTATATTCTGATATAGAATATTTGCGAGTTTCTTCTTCAATTCTGCATAAATAAGGTTGACTACATAAGGCCGGTAATAGGGAATATCTACGATATTACGCCATTGATAACCTTCAATATATTCTTCTATTTTGTTACACTTAAAACGCTCAGTCCACTGCTTGCAATATTTGTTGGCGTTAGTTATTTTAGTAAGCCAAACCTTATTTTCGTATTGTTTTCGCATTCTAGTCTTCTACACTTGCAGAAATCATTCTAGGTCGCCGCTTCATTATTTGTTGATAATATTCAAATGACATTCTAGGTGGTTTCTTTTTAACTACAGCTTTACCACTAGAATGCATTGAGATAAGATATCTTACACAATCATATGCATGATCGGCAATTGTTTCATCCCGTTCGTCTGAATAGATGTTCTTTCCATTATCAGAACCAAGTAATAAACGTCTTTGTTGTTGTAATTGTGTCGGTGCCTTCTCACAACCAAAAGGATAAGTCTTAGCTTTCTTTACGAAGTAAATGGCAGGAGCAGGAGAGATTTTTGTAATAGGGTGCATGCAACGAGGAGATAGAAGTAATAACTCGCTAATTCTATTTCTCGTAGCTAATTCGTTATTATCCGCCGCGGACCAATGAAGAGGAGGTGCATCAGATATATCTGTTTCTGCATATTCTTCTGCAACAGAATTAAATCCAGATTTAACTCCACTAACCGTTTGTTGTGTTTTCTTAAATATCTGAGGATCGGCATAATCCCCGGAGAATTCTTCATCTCCAGAAAGATCAGAAATGTTTATTCTATTTGCAGAAATGAGCGTGGAGGATATATAATACTCACGGTAGAACACGTGGATATTATTGATAGACGCAGCCCAAAGACAGCAAGTAATACCTGTTTCCCCATGATCGAGAATGCGATATAAACCCGCTTTACTTTTAAGCAACGCGAGGAAAGCGTCAAAATCTTCTTTTGGATAATCGTCAGGTTGTATCAATGACATTGGATCTAACCTATGTATCTGTGCTTTAGGAGATCCAGTCTTACCTTCAATATATTTTGCAACCCATTCAGGGTCACGTAAAAGTGCTTGTTGAAATGATCTTGAGTCAGTTAATGATTCATCAGATGCTCTATGAACATAGAAATGATCTGGTCTCTTTTCTAATGAAGCCGGATTATAATACCGATAAGTCCAATGGAATTCATCATCATCACTAGGATTACAAAGGCAATCCATGTAATTTGGAACTAAGAACTGTTTCCATTTAGGATGACGCGGCCATAAAGTATGCGTGTTAATGAAGGATTCTAATTTTTTAGGATCATCTCTTTCAATCTTATGGCTTTGTTCGAAATCATAATGAGTCATTTGAGTCCGTAATAGCCATAACGGGACTTGTGCTTTATCCCAACGTCCAACGCGGAAATCAAGTACTAAATATATACTTTCTCTTATTTCTTCAGCTTGATCTAAAAGTGCAGAATTAATTTCAAGACCACGTAAATCTTGTTCATCGACATCATCGAGGTGCATCCAATAAATAAATGAACCATTCTTTAATACTGTATATCCGTCTTGTTTATCATGTGTAAGAATCAACTCAGGAGGACAAATTTTAAAGAAAGTTTTCATTGTGGTCGCTTTAAGAACTTTATATTCTTGGCGCCCGATAACCATTCCGTAATAAGGAAACGTCATTAAATGAACGAAAGCGCGCTGACATCCGACGTAAGATTTACCATTATTAAATCCACCATCGAATAAACCATTCCTCTGACGATGCCAGAAAAACTGTTGTTGCTCTTCGTTCCTAAAATTGATATCAAGATTCATTGAGTTAAACTTTGAATTACTTCCTCAATACAATACGCTATTTCAGATCTCTTAGTTAATGGAAACTCTTTAATTAACTGAGCATATACTTGATGACGTTTATATTCACCAGATTCTTGATTTTGATTTTGTTCTTCTACTAAAAGAATACACCGAGCAAATAGTTCATCATTTGAGTTGTGAACATATATTGGAACAGAGTCTTTTCTATCAATTAGTAAATAAATCAAAACAAAATTCAATAATAACGAAGTAACAAGAACGAGCACAATACCCATATATGTCCAACTCCTAAAAGTAATAACCAATGATCTGTAGCTCCAGCCGGTGTATCTCCATTAGATTGTGGAAAATACCTTGGAGCAAAATATCTTCCTGCAAAATATCTTCTAGGAAACATTTTATGTTACGTCAGTAGAAACTGCACTTCTATTTCCATTTGCATCTACTGTTGCAGTTAGACGTGCTTTAGTATTTGCTACTGCGTTATTAATAGTTACTGTCGTAGTTGCAGCACCAGATAATACACCTGCAAGTGCAGCACTATTCAATCTAAATGCGCCACGAATAGTTAAACCAGTTTCAATTGCGTCTGCTCTATCTAAGAAAGCATCTGCAATTTCATTAGCCGCAGAAGTCGCGAGCGCCGCAGAATCAATTGCATTTGCAGCGAAAGATGTTGCTCCAATTCCACCGACTGCAATTGTATATCCTGTCTTATCATTGTTAGTTGTAACTGTTACTCCTGACGTGACAGAACCAACTGAACCAGATAAATTACCAGTAACATTACCAGTAATATTCGCACGTAAATCAACTCCACCACCTGCAACACATTTTAATCCATCTCCACCGGCAGATACGCCGCCAGTAGCAATTATACCTGATCCTGTACCAGTTCCAACACATTCAATACCAGAAAAATCTGTTCCACCGGTTGCTTTAATTCCTGCACCATTTGCACCACTGCCTCCACCTATAGCATATATTCCAACCCCTGCATTACCACCAGTATCCGCATATATTCCTGCTCCAGACGCACCACCTAAAGTAGTACCTCTAATACCACTAGCAGTAGTTCCACCATTAGCTAACCCATATATACCATGCTTTGCATTACCTTGTGCTGAGGTTGCAATTCCATGTCCAGAAGTAGATACAGTGATATTTATACCATCACCACTAATACTGGTAATCTTGAATCCATTACCAGTACCTTTACCCGCGGAACTTAATCCAGAACCATTGGTAGAATTACATATTAAATCTAATCCATTACCTGAAGCACCGCTACCTGATGTAATCGAGACACCTGCGCCAGTGCCATTACCAGTAATTGTTATTCCTGCTCTATTTCCAGTGGAAGGTGCAGATATTGTAATACCATCAGATAAGATAAAATTACCAGTTAAAGTAGTAACTCCTGTAACTGTTAATGCTCCAAATGTGGTAGTTCCAGCATTACTTCCACTAATTAAAATACCTCCTGAAGCACCAGGAGTTGCAGCAGCAACATTATTAATATTTTTAGTATTTACATCAGGTATTCCAGCAGTTACAGCAGATACACCGGTTCCATTCCAATCTTTAACATTAACATCAACTTGATTAGCTACTGTAAATGTTAATCCTGTAACTTTGGAATAAATATCTCCAGCAGTTTGTGCAGTTCCACTACCTGTTGGTCCAGCTTTAACCATATTCGCATCTACTAAACCAGATGCATCAACAACCACTGATCTACCAGAAGTAGCAGGAAATGCCAAATCATCAATTAATCTTGCAGAAACTAACCATTTATAATCCGCCGGATCACATCCAGTTCCAGTTATATGTAATTGCATTTCACCTAATGTATCAGTCCAAGAGGTTGTAGATAATGCAAGTTTATATAAGCCTTTAACGTTTGTAGAATCTAATTCAGTTACGGTAGGAGCAATCGAAGCAGGAGTGCCGCCAGCTTTAGTTAAATAAATTGTAAGAGTAGCTCCAGTTTTACCTGTAATATGATCTGCTGAATCAATAATTAATACAGTTATATTAACTGAAGTAGATTGTTTTAGGATTCCTTGAAAGTTCATGCTGATCTACTTCCTACTCTTGGTCCTAATGTCATTCTATTTAATGCCGTAAATCCACCACCACCGCCCGCTGCTACAACTCTATATGCTGTATGAACATCATGTACAGAACCAGTCCAACTCCATGACATTACTCCACCATTACTTCCATCCTGCGTTGATGTTTTCATTACATCAGGATTACTTCCATTACCTACACTAGCTCTTTCAGTTTGATCTGCACCAATAGTTGCACTTCCAACACCTTGATTATACCAATGATCGCAAACTAAATCAGTTGAAGCAACATTTGTAACTGTTAAACTAGAAGGTCCAGTCTCTGAAGTACCATTACGAGATTTTACATCGGCTGCTGGTACAGGAGTTGTTTGATCTACACCAGTTAATGACATAACAGTTAAATTATCTGCATCTGGTGTAGTATCTGTTTGTGTATTTGTAACTGTTTGTGCAGAAGTAGGAGGAGCAATTACATAATAAGTTGCTTGTTGTGTAAAAGTGCCATCGTTTAAAACTATTAATGTTTCACCTGATACTCCACCATAATCCATAGTTCCAGCAGCAGAACTAAAAGGATTATCTACTCCTACTGTCATTAATGCAACTCTATTAGACCCTGATGCAGTATGTGTTAAACTAACAATTCCATCTCCGCCATCTTCACGCGCTGAAGTTGCTGCATCAAAAGCTATAGAATTATGATATGGCATCCATAAAGGTTTTTCATAAAGAATTGAACCTTTAGATTTAAATTGACAATCTCCTTCTAATTTAATACCTATATCAAATCGCTTAGATAATTCACCTAAACGATAAGTTTGTGCTAACTTAGATGGTTCTACTTGCCTACCAAAAAATCCCCAAGGTAAAGTATATTCTAATAAATATGGCTTGTTATGTTTTCCTGATGTAACTCTTCCACTAGATTTGAATATTTCATCATCCTTACGCACTATAATAGATACGCCTAATTGTGAACCATCCTTAGCAAAGAAAGGAGGCACAACTACGCGAATAGATTTAGCTAATGGTGAAATACTCGTAAACTTCATTAGAAAGTTAACAGAGTCGCATTAATAGTTGTTTCAACTGCTGATTGTAATACACTATCCGATGTAGTAGATACATTCAATGGATCTTGACTTGTGAATGCGGGGTCAGTAATAATATTCCATTTAATACTATTAATGATACTTGCTGGACTTTGAATCGCATTAATAGCCCAACTATTTCGTCGTTGATGATTCGTTACATTTGTAGCTTCAGCCAGAATAAATCTAGCGAATTTAACTACTGCAATCGTACAACGATCAAGAAATGAAGCAACATTAAGTGCATTTGCTAATTCAGTGTATGTCGGAGTTGCCATATAATTCCTTTACTGATAGAAGATACTAACATCTAAACCAATTCCCGGAGGAGAAGAACCTAATGCTGTAGTTGTACATGCAATCCATAAGCCATTACGCATGAAGATTCCTTTTTCATTAAATAAATTAGCTGCGGCAGTTCCTGGTAATGGCATTACAAAAGTAGGAATATCAACGCCTAATGATGGTGAAGAGAAACTATCAAAGAACAAAACATAGGCTACAGTCGCATTAGGATTAATTAATGCCCATCCACCTATTCGCGTTGGACGAAGAGATATATTTACCAGCACTTCTTTTTGTGCTGGTAAAAAGATAGGTAAAAATCCACTTGTAGGTAATGCAACTGAACCAGTCAATTAGGTTATCCGCTAGCGAATCTAGCAAGGTAAGAAGTTTAAGTGACCCGGTAACAAAGCCACGCGGTAAGATCGACTTCGGGAGGCTACTTTACAAGACTAGAAAGAGATAATGTAACTGGTTGATTCGTTAAAAATCTATTAAGGATATTAGCCACCCCCAAAACAGGAATCGCCCATTTTTGTGGAAGTATTCCACCTACTGTAGTAGCGATACCAATTACATTAAGCCAGAAGGTTTTACTCACGAAAAGATGTTTGGAATCCATAGAATCTACTTCCTTTGAAATTTCGTTATATTGATTTAAAGCTTTATCTACAGCTAAAAGCTCTTTAAGTTTCTTTAACATACAACCAAATACTTATCTTCATCATTCGCAATTGCTTCACGTACATTACGTGGCATTATCACACATCCTTCGGAAGCGTCTCCTGGATGGTCCGCACTATCTCCATGAACTAAAAATTCGTTTCGCCCAAACATTTCGTTATATCCACTAGGTTCTAATGGTAAACAAAAAGGACCATGTTTATCCGAGTTAAACGCCGTTCCTACCTTGTATATTCCGCGCGGGATTGGTCCTTGAAACGGTCTAATCTGAGCATACGGATTATCTTTAAATATGCCTTTTCCGGAATACCCTTTTGCTATGAAGAGGGAATTATGAATTAGGTTTCCGGAAGATTGAAAATAAACCCACATTACTTTCCTTTTTTTGCTTTAGGTTTATTCTTAAACCCATCAGTAGCGTAATAAAGTTCTACTTGTTTCTTAGTAAATGTCTTACCTGAAGGACTCTTGTACTTTCCATTACCTTGTTTTGTAAATGGCATGTTAGCTCCTTTAATCTCTATTTGCACCTAAATGTGCATTTTTGTCTGGTCCATAACCAATACAATATAGAGTTTCATATCCATGATCTTCTTCCATATGGCGTCCTTTCATATGGCGACTTTCGAATTCAGTCCAGCAGCAAGGACACATATAACTCATTTAAGATTCATCCTCTCCTGAGTTAATTCGTTTCTCACGTTCATCCAAATCTACAACAAAAGGGCGTACTTTAATAAACCTATAGTTCGCGCGGATACAATGAAGCTTCGCGCGCTCGATTACTTCCTTAAATGTACCGACATGTTCAAACACTAAAGTTAAAGGAGCCGCGGCGCGAAAGTGATAATAAAGGATATAAGTACGTGACTTATCTACGGGAATAGGCAAATGACCAACAGGTTGAACCGGGGCAGTAGTTAATGGCATTATATCTCCGTGTTTAACATATCATGGATTCGTGCGTAATTAGGTGTTGCTTTTAACAAATGAATCACAGCATCAATATGTTCGATTCTATTTGTTAGTTTCTGTCGTTGTTCTTTCAGTTTCTCAATTAGTTCTTTGTTAGTTAAGTTTCCTGCTGAATCTAAAGAAGATCCTTCAGATATTTCTCTTTCAAGATCTTCTTCCGTAATTTCGAGGTCTGCATCCAAAAAATTAAGGTCTGCCATAAAGATGTATAATGTACTTCACAATATGCTGAACTCGGAGGAAATTTGCATTCAAGTAACTGACATTTCCAAAAAGAATATTTCCAATAGTATTTAATTCGAAGATTCCAATAAAAGTTCATACCACCGGAAGCACTAAGTTAACTAACGTTTTATTGTCATTACCTATGTTATTCACTACAATTGAAATACCAGGGATATTCTTTTCATCAAGTTCATTCAATATTCCATGAACTTTTAAAACCATGTCTGCGGCCTTAAGACGATCCGATTCTTTATCCGCACTCCGCATTATCTGACCAATAGTTCTAGCAGCTTCGTCAATAGATGCGCTTTCTTTATTAAACACATCTCGCGCGTCAGATAATTTCGTATTCTTCGCCGGCTCCGCGAGTTTATGGTCTACGAGAATAGTATTAAGCTCGTCAGGTAACTCAACTTCATTTGAAGTAACATCGTAAGGTTTTAACATAGGATAGACTTTAGTTAAAGATTCTTTTTAAACTCATCTAAAGAACGGGTAATTACATTACCAGTATTTTCACACGAATCTTCTTGAACATGAGTAAATGTTACAGTGTTATCTTCTGTATGATATATTGCATTATAATGTGCAAAACATTTAGGACATTGAAAATAAGGACAATCAATTACTTCCATCTAAACTCCTTTTACATCTTTAACTAAAGACTCTTGAAATTTAGTTAAAGGAGATTCTTTTAAACGTAGATTAGCTTCAATTAAAGATGCTTCGCGTAAATCTTCATTTTCTTCTGGAATATCGAATACGTCAAGCTTCTTTGTTTCAGTCATGTTGACTCCGTGCCATAGTTAAAAGAACTTCATTAAGATCTCTAAAACTTTCTTTGTCATCTTCTACATGACGATTAAAATTTTCTTTTAATTCCTTATGAGACGTATAAAACGAACCGAACGCAAACAACATCTTACTAAACCCGATTATAATTGCTAGTAACTCTAGGACTTGTAAAACTACACTTAAAGTAGTCATATCTTAATGTACCAAAAAAGGGATCTTAATTAATTGATTAACACGAGGATACTTATACTTTCTTACATTAAGAATCAAGGGCTTCGGTAAACGTGAAGTTGAAAGAAAAAAGACACGAATCGAAGTTTCCTCTTTTCGATCGGAACCATTAAACAGTCGGTATAATGCCGGATAATCGCGCGCCAGATCATTCCCTTGTGCCCTACCCATTTTATTAAATAGTGAAAAAAGATCCCAATTTATTTCACTTTCCTCGTGATACGGTAAGCAAATGAAAAGATCCTTAAGTTTCATTCCTTGTGAAACTCTTTTATTTAATGTTTCAAAAACCCATTCAAGTATGTGAAACTTCATAAATTTAACCTAAGGTTTTCCGCAACATCCTGACGCTAACATATTTTGAGAGAAAATGCAAACGCGAAATTCCTCCAAGTCGTTTAGTTTCAAGCGATTAAAGAGACTTGACTTTTACATTGTTTTGTTTTACTATCGAGACAGAAAAATCCGAGGAGAAAAATTTTATTTTTATGAGAAATCAATGTCCTGGCTTAGATTATGTTCACTTTAGTTTTATGGTATTTAACACAATAAAAGACTTTAATTTAACCTATCGTGAAGTTGAAAAGGAAAGTGGAATATCCCGATCAATGCTTTCGCGAATTAAGGACGGACGCCGAATTGATTTAGATTCGTATCTTAAATTAGTTTACTGGATGGAACAAAAGAATAATATTAAATATGAGACATTTTATTTTTGTAAATTTCCGATTTAAAAGAGTTGTGTTTCTGCTTTTTAGGTTTGAAATATTAGATTACCTGACGTACTAAGCGGGGGAACTGGCTACGAGACTAGGACTATAATACGAGATACGGAATACGAGACTAGGACTAGGACTAGGATATAGACTAGACTGCGGTATGATCGAACTCGTGAGTATGGCCGCAATCGCGCTACAATCGACGTACAGCGATAACCGAACTGGACCTGATACAAAGTATCAAGGAAAGTCAAACGCAGCCTATAAACGATCGTAGCGATAATAACAGCATGTGACAAATAATGTCATTTCATATGACAAATAATGTCACATCATATTCATGCAGCCTATTCAACGGCTTAGCTCACAAAATGCATAAAAAACAGGCAAAATGAATAAAACTAGTGACAATTAATGTCATCTAGGGATAAGATGGGTAACTGTATATCATTGATAACACACGATACTTTGTTTGGCACATAGCTTGCTAATACATTCCCGTCTGAACGATGTAGACCGGGGCAAGCAGCGAAAAGGCCCTTACCTGATAAACGGACGATACTGGTAGTCGCAGTCTCAAATAATGCCAGTACGGTTATTGAAGCGGTCCAGCGATAAGGTAGGATTAGCCGAAGTAGTCCGGCACAGTCTAATAGTTGCGGTAACACGCGCTGCGCTAAGTACGTGCCACTACGAGGCGAATGAATGCAGTGTTAGCGGTTACTGCGGTAGGCATAGCATCCTGTATGATGCATTAATACGGTATACAGGGAGTATTTGAGTATTCCCGTATATCCATTACGCTAGTCTAAATCCTTCGGGATAAAAACTTTGCGCCAAAACGCACAGCGATTACGGGTTCTTTTTAAAATCACTAGCCTACCAAATACATAACGCTGAATTCAAGAGTACATGAGATAATTGAACATGTACCAAGCATAGCGTTATAAATTCTCAATTAGGGAATAACTCTGTGAGTAAACATAGAAGCTTAGCAAGCTTTACCATATTCACTATATGGCAGAGTTATTTCGACTAAAACGGAGGATAGAATATGACAGTGTATGAATTACGAGTTATTTTGGATGCAAAGAAAAAGGTAAAGAGATAATGAGCAAACAAACCTTTAACTTTGATGAAATAGAACAACAATATAAGCGCAATCAAATGCTACTTTACGCTTATAAAGTTGAACTTGAAACAAACAATGGTTTGCTGATTACAATCATTAACCTTTTAAAAAGGCTAAGATATGAAAACATTTAACTATTGCATTCACGGCTTCGCGATTAATGAGTTTTGTTCGGATTGCGAACTGACGATTCTGGATTTCGAGGCTTGGCTTGGTTTCGAAGAAATTGGGCTGGATAAAGTTTCAATCTACGTCCCAAGTCTTTTAAAAGTGCCTGTGATTTTACAAAGCATCAACTAAATTCACTTGACAAGTTTAGCCTCATAAGTTAAGCTTGTTCTAGCTCGAAGGAGCTTGTTCCCAAACTTCCCTAATTAGGAGATTACAAAATGTCTAAGACAGAAACGACCGCAACGATTGAACCAACAACTTTCAAACGAACTTATACAGGCTTCGATGAAAATTTGAAGTCAGTTGAAAAGGAAGTTGAAGTAAGCTTTACGCCTGTAACGACAAATGAAAATGCATTGGTTGAATTGAATCGCATCAATAACTTTGTTGATGCCGCGAATTATTTGATTCGACGCGAAGCTTTGGCGAAGGCAAAAGAATCCGCAGGTATTAGTGGCGGATTCGATCGCGAGACGGTTATGAACTTTATTAAACCGTGGCGCGAAATGCCGATGTTTTCTGCAATGGTTAAAGCAGAAGATAAACGCAAGGCAACTGCGGAAGAATGGAATGCACAAACAGAAGCGATTCTTGAACAGATTCGTCAGATTCCAGTTCTTTTGCAGCAATTGAAAGATGCATCCGCAAAGGCAATTGCTTCGCAAGAGTAATTAAAACTTTAGTTTCTTCCGTATCTTTTCAGGCAATTGGGATTTCGCAGTCTCAATTGCCTTTTTTCTTTCCTCTTTATCTAATTGAGAAATATACCTACCAATAAAAGCCATAGCACATGGTTCCATAGTTTCCCATCCTTTATGTAATTTTCCGCAATTAGGACATTTATATTTTGGAAGGAAACCTTGGGACCGAAGAAATTCTATGTTTTCTTTTAAATAAGCTTTAAGAAGCGGTTGGCCGACAACTAAGCGGCGGTTGCGAAGCTTGCTATTTGAGCTAAGTAGTGGACCGCGAGCCATTTAGGACCTCTTTTCTTTGAAAGTACCCCTATAGGGGGGTACCCGTCGGGGCACCCTGTGTTTTGAGTCTTATATATATATATGATATATATATACTTAAGAGAATAGAACAAAAAAGCCCTACCTTGCTCTCAGCAAGAGGCATTAAGAGAAGACGTTTATATCTTACTGAAAACACAAGGGCTTGTCAAGGGTCAAAAGCAAGGCTAGGGAGATCGCTCGAAACGACCAGAGAGACTTTTTCTCAAATTCCCTGTATATTTCTCAAAACAAAGGAAATATAGTCCTTGACATGCTCCTAACCTTTCCTTATGCTGTCCTTATGTGCCTTTTGAACGCCCGTTTTCGGCATCGAAGACCGTCATTCGGTCCGATCCAAAATGGTCAACTATTAAAAAGTAGCACATTTAATTAACTTTGATTTTTAGATTCTTAATTTCCTGAATAGGAATACGTTTTAAAAGAATCTTACGGAGGTTAATTACCTTATTATTTAAAGCGAGAGGCTTAAGATCGAATCTTTATAATAAGGTTTAGTTTTAAATATCCCGGAGGTGATATGTCATGTAATCACGTAAAGGCGAAAGATAATAGTTATATAAACCTGGTAAACCTGATCTATTATCAAAAGTAGCCTTTAAACTATAAATCAGTACCTTATTAGAGCTTTAACGCTAGGCGCGAGGCCGGAATTCGAAATTCTATAATAAGGTTTGTTTCTTTCGGAGTTAAAAAACTATGACTTATTCAGAAGCTTACAACGAAGCAAGAGAAAAATCATTTAAACATACTGATGTAGCATTTTATTTGGTTTGTTTAAGTGGACCGAATGAAAAAGAAGAATGGAATGTAACAAGATTTATTAATATGTTACATCCTCTTTTCAAAAATCGTTATGCAATCTTTCATTCAGGTAAAATGATTTTCTCAACTTGGATGTAAAAGGAAAACTATGCACACATGCAAATATTGCGGTAAAAATGATTTTCATTCAGATACCACAATTGAAGGAGTTAAATGTACTTGTCCTAATCCTAATTGTGAAGTACCTGAAACCGTGATATGCGGCGGTCCATTATGTCAACTTCGTTTTCAATGTGACGAATACAAAAGATTATTCGAGGAATTAAAAGAAGAGAACGAAGATAACAAAAACAAGTTAAAAGAGATTGTAAACATAAATCGTGTTTTAGGTATAACTCCTAAAGCCTTTGAGGTATTAATCAAAACGACTGGTATTAATACTCAAGGTTTAATGATTTCACAAAATCCTAATTGGTCTTGGGATATTCTCGCTACGGATGATTTAATAACCGTGGGAATGTCTTTACTCGAAGCTAATGAGAAAATAGCTCACTCATGGGCGCAGTTCTTAAATGAAAAAGGTGTGAATCGCCTAAGTATTAAGAAAGAGCAATTAGCTGAAAGTAATAAGAAATTAGCTGAAGCTGAAAAGATCCGTAATGGTAAAGTCGAAATTAAGAAAGTAGCCGAAGCTAAAGAAAAGAAAGAAAAACTTAAACTTACGACCGAAGAAAAAATGATTCTGAGTTCCATGAAAATAGGTTTAACTCAGGCGCAAGCTATTGCGAGTTTAAGTTTTACTGGATTAGATTTTTCAAAGATTAGAGATTTGAAGGATTTAAAATAAAATATGAAACTAACTCTTAAATGTGCTAAATGCGGTAAACCCGCTAAAATTCAATCTGAATTCCCTATGGGAAAACTAATTGGATATGTGTGGATGTGCGGGCACATGGAAGTTAGGGAGAAGATTAGTTTCGAAGTTTCTTCGGATAAGGAAGAAAGCAGACAAAGTGCTAGCGAATATGTGGAAGCTATTAACTTGAAAAGCATAGTTAATGAGCCGAGAGACATTAAGACTTCTTTATCCGAAGAATACATTTCTTTAGACGCTTGGGTTACAGACGGCGGACTAGTTAAAGGTATTTCCTCTAATCCAAGTGTAGATTATGGAAATTTCGATCCGCGTTTTCAATCGTGGGATAATAATTTAGCCGCTTATGAATTTCAACGCGAAGGAATTAAATTCGCTGAAGACACGCAGTTAAATTGTTTGATCGCAGACGCAATGGGATTAGGTAAAACTATTCAAGGTATTCTCGCAATGTGGCGAAATAAACAAATAGCACTACCTTGCGTCGTTTTAGTCCCATCTTCCACAATATTTCAGTGGGCGGATCAAATAAGTAAATGGGCGTCTAAAGATTTTATTACTTGTGTTCCGGTAACTAGCCGTGCACAACTAATACCGGGATTTGGCTTTTATATCTTATCTATGGATATGATTTCCAAGAAAGATATAAGAGAAAAACTTTTAGCTTGCGGTATTAAATCGGTTATAGTCGATGAAGTTCAAAACTTCAAAGACCCGTCAGCTAAAAGAACAAAAGGTTTGATTGAATTCATTGAATTAGCTGGAATTAAATATAAAATAGCATTAAGTGGTACGCCAATTAAGAATCGTGCTAGTGAATATTTTACAATTCTTAATTTACTCGCGCCACAGTATTTTAATTCTCTAGATAATTTCAAAAAGAAATGGCTTTTACCTGAAACTAAAATGAATAGTTCAGGTAACGCAGTTACAACATATCAAAGATTGAATCCGTTAGTTGCTGATAAATTTAAAACTCTAATATCTACTTGGGTTATTCGCCGCGAGCGTCACGATGTTTTAAAGAATCTCCCGGCGTTAACTCGGGACTTCCAGATAATAGAGATAGATGATCCAAACATTAAGAACACTTATAACCGAACAATTGATCTATTCGCAAATTGGTTACGAGATAACAAATCAGGCGCGGATAGTTCACAAATGTTAGGTTGGCTAGCCCAACTTCGCGCTATAACGGGAGTTGCAAAGTGTAAAAATGCAATTGAATGGATTTTAGATTTCTGTGAATCTACTGACGAAAGCTTAAGTGTAGGCATTCACCATAAGAGCGTAAGAGAGATTCTATTCCAGACGTTACAAAAAGCTGGAATAAAATCTCTCGAACTAAGTGGTGAAGATAATGTTTACGGTAAAGCTGACGTTGTAAGACGTTTCACAAATGGCGCGGCACGCGTACTTGTTGTAAATACTAAAGCCGGCGGGGTTGGATTAAATCTTCAAACCTGTGCTCAAGCTCTTGTTTTAGAACGTCAATGGAATAGTGCAGACGAAGAACAGTTTGAATGTAGATTTCATCGTGACGGTCAGAAATCAGCCGTAACTGTAACCTACATGATAGCTAAAGGCACAATTGACGAATTCTTTCATACTATGGTTACGAATAAGAGAAAGATTCTACTTGAAACTGGAATGGGTAACGAAGTAGACTTAACTACTGACTTGAATTTTCTACAGGAACTATGTGAAAACGTAGTTAACAATAAAATATGAGAATTGTACCTCAACTTAATAGTAAAAGTCGTCGATACCATTGCACAATTTGCCATTATTTATCTTTTCTATATACTGTAGAAGTAGATGAGCAATTAGATTTTATATGCCTTTCCTGTATGGATTGGGCAACTCAACTCTTAGAAGGAATTAAGATATGAAAGGTAACTTTATTTGTCCTATCTGTGAACTTAAAATAAAGAAAGAAGATTCTGTAGTTACAGTTCATTATCCTTTGAAATTTCATAAAGGACTAAAGCTTACTTTGATTCTATCCGGAGTTAACTTTCATGTTAACTGTAGATATTCTAAATTCGGAAATGAGTTTATTGAGGAAGCAAGGAAAGAGGCGGAGTAAGTTATGAATTCAGAAGAAAGACAAAAAGCAATTAAAGAACAATTAGATCATTTTTTACTTGAAATTAAAACACAAGCTGAATTTGAATACGATAATCATTTATCTGTTGAGAAATCTGGTATCATAGAAAGTTTACCCGCAGCGCCTAAAGAAGTAATTGAGTTAATTACAACTATCATTAATCCGTTAATGAAGTTTTCTTTCGTCAAAGGCGCTGAGTTTGGATATATCAAGAACCTTGAAAATACTCTTGAGAATTTAAAATGAACCTAAAACAAAAAGAAGATTTACGAAATAGACTTCTCGGTCTAACAGAATTACTCTCTTGTGTTGACCCTGAATTCACTTATGAACACTCTGAGATAGTTATGTCTGAATCCGCGAACAGGTTACTTGGAAATTTAATTGGGTTAACTTGTCACGGAGATAAAAGGTTAGCTCTTAACTTTTTGTTAAGGATGCTTAAAGATGTAACGAACCAAGTTAGGTTTGAATTGGAGTAAAGAAAGGAGTTAGACATGTCCGAAAACATCGAAAAGAAAACATCCGATATCTTAGACCAAGTTAAATCTAAAACCTTAACATCTAAGATTACAGATCTGAAATCTAAAATCGCCGCGCGTAACGAATTTAAGAACATGACTCTATTATGTGACGTATCTGGGTCAATGGATGAAGTCCTTAATGACACAGATAGTGACACGTATAAATCATACGGTACAGTTAAAGCGATTGACGTATTAAATGACATCGTGAAAGATTTTGACGGTGCAAGAATCTTTGAGTTTTCATCTAACTGTAGCTTAGTTAAGCCGGGTACAGTTTTATATACTAAAGGTTCAACTAATCTCGCAGGTGCATTTAAATATATTAAATTGCATAACGTAACAGAAACTATCCTTTTAACTGACGGCGCGCCGGATCATCATTTAGATGCTTTGCGCGAAGCTAAAGGATTAAAGCTCAATATTATTTATATCGGGCCGCAACCCACACCTAAGTTTCTTCTAGACTTAGGTAACTTGAAAGATAATAAGATTGACTCGGTTGAGCTTTTAAAAGCTGGAGCAACTAGAGGTAAGGAATTGATTGAGGCGAAGATTAAAGGGTTTTTAGGGGCATAAAATGTTAGATATAATTGAAGTATTTGTTAAATTAACTATCTTTTTAATTTGTCTACTTTTAATGGTTGCTCCAATTTATATTGCATATCATTTTATAGTTAAATACTGGTAAAATATGTGCGTTACTGTGAATTTCTTAAACAAGGTTGTCCATTATTAAATGGATGTGATGATACAATATGGATGGTAACTTGCACAGCCGAAAGAGAATATAAGCTTGGAATTTACACAAAATCTAAAATGCCCAAATATTCATTACCTTATGTAGTCGGTGTATGCAAGAGGTATCAAACAAAGATACCTCTCATGCACCGAAATCTTTTAGATGAATTTCTAGAAGGTTGCGAATTCGACGAAGATATTGTTCTAACATTATCTATTTTAGCTGAATTTGAAAATGTAGATGCTACTGATGAAAAGACCGGAAAATCTTTAGGTAAAGTTAATTTAATTCTCTTAATATCACATATGAAAGATACAACTAAAGTTGAAGCGTTGCAAGCGCGGCTTAATATACGGTTAGAATTGTTCCGGCGTATTCCAACTGCCACGAATATGATCTTAGCGTATAATCTAATTGAAGAGATAGTCCTAAAGGTCATGTCCGCAGGTAATATCGACATATCCGCCGAGGTCACAAAATATATTGAAAGATTCGACAAACTAAAGAATCTTGCACTAGATACAAAGTATATTAACGAACGTAAGCTTGCGTTTAACAGAAGTGTAGATGTTTATCTTAAGTTAGTGAAGCACTAAAATGAAGATGATTGAGTTTGTAGAAATTGTAGAATTTACTATAAAACTAGATGAGTACTTTACACATAGTGTTTGGGTTATACATCAGCTTTTAAATGAAAAAGGATTTAAACTTGATGAGTGGATGGA